TATAAATAACATGAGTAAACTAATTCTTATATCTGATATTATCGAGACGCGGCTTCGTAAAGAAAAAGAAATTGAATATTATCAGAAGCAACTTGAAAAAATACAAAACAAAATGTTCTTTCTCAAAAAGGATCTTGATATCACAACACTAATCATTGATATGATTGAAAAGGAAAAGGTTGTTGATTTTAAAGAGCAAATGGAAGACAAAACTATTATGTTAGGAAACAACAATGTGGACAAAACCCCGCCTGAAAACTAAGCTAAAAGAAGGTAAATTTCTAGCGACTTGGAACAAAAGTTCCAACACTAATGAAAATACACCTAGCAGGATAAGATCGTGCGAAGTTACGTTAAAACCAGAACTAATTCCAGAAGATAAACGCCATCGTTTAAATAATACTCCAGCAACCACAGATTACAGACTTGGCGTATGGGATTGCGAAAAGAACGAATGGCATGTTGATGGAATACCAGTAACAAGAGTTATATCTGTTGTAGAAGTAACTGATTAAAAACTGAAAGATTATATTATGGAAGAACGTGAGCCTTATGAGGCATATATGCGCCGGCGCAATCTTGAAGAAGACGCTCGTGAGTTAAAATGGGATAACCGTTTTATGGAATTGGCTAAAACAATTTCAAGTTGGAGTAAAGATCCTTCAAGCAAAATTGGAGCTGTCGCAGTAAACGATGAACGGCGTATCCTTGCCACAGGATATAACGGCTTTCCAAAAGGTATTGACGATACACAGGATCGTTTAAACGATCGTGAGAAAAAATATCCGCTTATTGTTCATGCAGAAACAAATGCGCTAATGAATGCTCTTTATGCTGGTGTTTCGTTGAAAAACGCAACTATGTATGTTCATGGATTACCAGTTTGCCCTGAATGTGCAAAGCTTATTATTCAAGCAGGCGTTCGCAGAATTGTTATTAATGAATTTGTAATGAATACACCTGAGCATTGGGTTGAGCTATGGAATGGCAAATCAGGACCTATGTTTAAAGAAGCCGGTGTAATGGTAACTTTTCTTGGCCAATAATCTAACTGATATATACGTTGGAGTTAAGAAAAACGATCCTAATCGTAAAAAGAATGACTTTTATCCAACGCCACCACTTGCTACATACATATTGTGTAAGTATGGTAAACCTCCACAAAATCTACTTGAACCTTGCGCTGGCCGTGGTAACATTTCGGTTGAACTTGCACGGAATGGTCACAATGTTTTAAGTTATGATCTCAATGAATATTCCGATTCTCTATGTAGCATAAATACATCATATGACGCAATGGAATTACCTAAGAATGAATGGGCTCAAGGTGTAGTAACTAATCCGCCATATCACAAAGACTTACCACGTAAGTTAGCTGAAAAGTGGATTGACGAATATGAATATGTAGCTATGTTTCTTCGTTTAACATTTCTTGAAGGAAAAAAACGAAATAAACTATTTACATCTAACCCTCCTAGTGATATAATATTTTTATCAGATCGCGTTAGATTTGATTCTAATATTCGAGAGCCAATCGAAAAGAAAGACCAAATTGGTGGTATGATTGCATATATGTGGATTATATGGGATAAAAAGCATCCGCCAGGACTAACTAAAATGCGGTGGGCAATGCTTGAAGATGAATACGACGATTGGAGATTAAATTATGATAAATGTAGTTATACCAGCGGCAGGTGAGGCAACAAGACTAAAGCCACTAACTGCAAATTGTTCAAAGGCAATGATCCGCGTACATGGTAAACCTACTATTGAATATATCGTTGAGTCAATTAATAAAAGCGGCGTTGAAGTTAAACAAATCATAATTGTTGACGGCAAGCATGACGATATCCGTGACTGGGTTAAAAAATCTAAATATGATAACATTAAGTGTGTAAAACAAGGATCTCTCAACGGTCCTCGTGATGCTATCAAAGTTGGTATTGAAAGTTTAGAAAGCCCAACAATACCTTTAGTTGTTTGGCTCGGCGACGCAATTATCCTTGAAGAAAATTTACCTCTTGGTACTGATTTCCTATTAACAAAAGAAGTAGAAGATCACTACGCTTGGTGTATGTGGGATGGTAAAAAGTATTACAACAAACCAAAAGAAAACATCAAACAAGCTTCTGCGCTCGTAGGACTATATAGCTTTAGCATAGGATATGAAGCATATAACGCGTTTTATAATGCAAAAGGATATGACATATCAGACGCTTTAGAAATTTACGAAGGTCATGCTACCTTTGAAAATATCGGAACAGAAAAATGGTATGACATTGGTGATATTGCTTCATATCACAAAACTTGTGCTACACTATTGACGTTTAAAGCGCGAGAGTTTAACTCTTTTGAATACCACCCTGATCTCAATATGATTACGAAGGTACCAACACCAAATAACAGTTTTGCTACTCAAACAATTATTGATGAAAAGAATTGGTATACTTCGTTATCACCAATTCAAAGCATGCTCGTTCCTAAAGTATTGAAAGATGACTATTCCCTGACCATGTCTTATGAGTCAGGCATTTTGCTATCTGATTTATTTGCACATGAAGATATATCGAAAAGCACTATACGCTATTTGATTGAAAGAGTTATACTTACAATGTGGAACCACTTTCATCGCAAACCAACACTTGAGTTTACAGCGTCGTTTCCTGATAACGCAAAGAAGATGTGGATTGATAAAACTGAACAGCGTTTAGAAACAGATGATCCGTTTTATAAAAACGTGGCAGAGCGTTGTTTACAAAAGGCACGTCCTGTTGATGCTATGCACGGTGACTTACACTTTGGTAATATTCTATATAATCCATATAATGATGCCTTTACGTTATTAGATCCACGCGGATCCTATGGTGATCATAGAGGTATCGGTGGTGATTATCTTTACGATATGTGTAAATTGTCGCACGATTTATATCATGGATATAACGAGTTGGTGACAGGGCATAAATACCCCACAGCAGTACGGGAATGCTTTTCTGAATTAGTCAAAGAGTATTTTCCTGATGATTATAATGAAATTATTGACGGCGGCGCTTTGTTAATTGCTACATGCATTAAACTTCACTATGACTGTAAAGAACGCCAACAAAGAATGAGAGATTATGTTAATGAATACGCAAACCTTAGTAGTTGATATTGATGATACCATTTGCACTCCGCTCCATGGTCGAGCTGAATCCGAAGTTAAATACGGAATGGCAAATCCTAATCGCCCAATGATTGCAAGTTTACAAAAGGCAAAACAAAACGGATATCGCATCGTTCTTCACACAGCGCGAAGAATGTTGACTCATGGCGGTGACATAAATAAAATCATTGAAGATGTCGGACAAATAACCACAGATTGGTTAGATAAGTACGAAGTACCTTACGATGAAATTGTATGGGGTAAACCATACGGTGTTTATTACATTGATGATAAAGCGATGACTCCTGAAGAGTTCGTTAAGATGATGGAATGGAAGTGATTATGAAAAACATTGGTTTCGCAAAGATCGGTAAATCTATTAAATTTAAAACTAACAAGTACTCTCCAATTGGTGGAGATAACGAAGCGTCTTGCACTATACGAGCAATGGCAAACAACAACCCAGACAAAACGTTTTACCTAATTGGTCGTTCTGACTTTGGCGCATTGTCTGATACTGAACGCCTGGATTTGTTTCCATATGATAATGTAATTGATTGTTGGCACGGTGTTCCTTTGGCAATGTCAGAAACATATTACAATCACATTATTAATTATTTTAAAGACATTGAGCTTGACTTTTCTGTTATGATGATTGGACAAATTAGTAATGTTACAATCCCAGAAAAAATTTGGAAAGTACGTGAAAGCCAACAAGATGGAAAACCAGCCGCAACTCTTGATATGACTAAGTGGTATACAACTCCTATTACTAAATGGCTAAACGAAAGCAAGCCACGATGGATAGAAATTGTTAACGATCCACGATATGTTATCAAACAACCGCGTGACGTATTTCATATGCCTTTCCGTTCTCTTGGACAATACGATTATGATTATGAAACATTTTCTATTACTGATTATGAAAACCAAGAAAGATTGGTACGGGTTGTTCATTCTGAATATGCAGGAATGGAAACTGCGTTCTGTGGCGATTATGAATACACTGAAGAAATCAATACAGATCGTAAGACAGACTTTATGGTTGTACTTAATGAAGGTAAACCATCTCGTTATGGATTGCTTAAAAACTGGGTACTTGATAAATTTGATAATGTTGACATATATGGTAAATGGCTTGACAAACGAACTGAAACCGATGAAAGGTTTAAAGGATCATTACATATTAATGAAATCCAAGATAAACTACAGGATGTTAAGTTTACATTCATTATTCCGATTAAAGAAGGTTGGACAACGTCAAAGTATATTGAAATGATCCATGCTGGAGTTATTCCGTTTCTTCACCCAACTTATGACGACCAAGGTCATTTGCCTATTCCTGATTTCCTACGGCCAAAAACGCCTGAAGAATTCTATACGAATATGCAACGACTAATTGACAACCCAACAGAATATGAAACGGTTTTAAAAGGACTGCGTAAAGCAATTCTTAAACCTGAATATTATGACGGTAGCTTCATTAATGATAACATTATGAAAGCTGCAGACCAAAATTATACAAGACCTGATACAGCGCAGTTTACAAAGACAAAAGCTGCGACACTTGAAGACTTTTTTGCATAGAGGATATAAAATGAGCGAAATTACATGGGCCCCAATTATTCCACTAATCGGTGGACAAATGCTAGGAGCAGAAAAAGCTTTTGGAAAACCACCTGAAGCTATCTATTCATACGCGGACTTTGAAGGAAATGATAGTCATTACGTTAACTATCAGCAAAACGTCAAAGGACGTGATGTACAATATAAAATGATTCCTGAAAGTTCAAGTCGACATATCAATGTCATTTCAGGTACACCACCTTGCGCAGCATTGTCACAGCTTAACACTGGTAAGACTGAAGCGGCTAAAGGCGCAAAATGCGAAAAGAACGAATGGATGTACGAAGTTTTTAAAGAAGGCATTAACCGATTTTCAGCTAAAGCTATTGTTGTTGAAAACGCTCCGGCGTTGTTTACTAAGAAAGGTAAAGAAGTAGCTGATAATTTGTTTGACATTTGCTCAAAAGCAGGGTATAGTTTAACTCTATATAAAACATCTACAAAATATCATGGTATCCCACAAGCTAGAGATCGTACTTTTGCTATCGGATGGAGATCTGAGGTTGCACCTATTATGAATTGGTATAAAAGACCTCGTAAAGCTTTTCATGAATATCTTTCGGAGTTAAATGATGATGTTCAACAAATGGATATTTTGTGTAACAAAAAACTT